CGTCGGCGCGGGGCCCGAGGCACAAATAATCGCTCTCGAATACCCGCCTGCTGACCGCCTTCACCTTCTGAATCAACGAGTCGATCGGGTAGTGCCCGCGACTCCGCTTGGCCTTGGGACGCCCCATCGGGTCGCGATCGCGGTCCTCATGGCACCAGATCATCAGCGGACACGCGCCGCAGCGTTCCAGATTCTCGCCGCTTCGCTCCGGGGGGCAGGGTTCCAGGACATCGAAGACGCACAGCGTGTGGACGGGGAACTCGCCGGCGCGGCCGCGCTCGATCAGCTCGGACATCGGACCGCCGAGGCGGTGCCAGGTCGAGGTCATCGAGATCGAAGCCGGCACTCCGCGCACGCCCAGGCACATGCCCACCGCGGCGTCGCGAATCTCGGCGTCGATCTCATCGACCTCGTCCAGCCGGAGCGTCGCGACGTGCGGGCCACGCACGCTCGTGGGGCTGGCCGCCAGGATCGACACCTCGCTACCGGTGCAGAACGTCGCGGTCCGCTTCGTGAAGGCCGTCAGGGGTGACCGGCCGGGTTGACGCCGCTCGAACTCGCGGAGCGCGTGATAGATCTGGCTGCTCTGGGCCAGACTACCCCCCAGAATCTTGGTGCTGTGCCCGTCGTATCGCAGACTGTCGATCCACGTGGCCAGCGCCGACAAGTAACTCTTGCCGCACCCGCGGGCACCGACCCAGAGAGTCAGCGCCGGCCGTCCGAGGACCAGCTCACGCAAGAACGCGCCGCTCGAGGAGTGCCCTCGACACACCGGCCTATGTGTCAGTGCACAGCCCCAATAGCTGGCGACCCGGTCAAGCATCGTCGCTGAGGTGCTCACGCAGGGTCTCGATGTCCTCCATCACCCCGTTGTCGATCACCGTGCGGCTTGCTGGCCCGTCGATGCGGTCGAGGATCGCCTCGACCGCCCGGAGGTTGCCGCCCAGCGCCTCGGCGATCAGCACGTCGATCACCAGGCGTGCCTTGACCTTCTTTGCCTTGCCGTCGGTCTCGGCCAGGGCCGCGCGCAAGAGCGCCGTCAGGCTGACCGAGCCCCTGGGACGGCCTCCGGCGTTCCCACTCTGGCCTTTGACCCATCGGCCTCGGCTGTCTCGGCCTCGACTGTCACGGTGCTTTGCCACATTGACGTGACCTGTTTTTCCCCTGTTTCTGAGGACGAGGACGCTGGGCGTGCAACATCCACAGGCCCAGTGCTCCCGCGAATCCAGCACAGGCCCCGTCGATGTTCCGGAAGCACAGGCAGAGCCAGACGGCCAGCGTGCACGACAGGATCGATGGGAGGCGTGGGTGTGGATGTGTGGAGATGCCGACCTGGCGAGTCTCCCAGGCGAGGCTGGGGGGCGGGGATGGATGGGCCGAGCGACTGGGTTATCTCGAAGCCGCGGTCGTCTCCCCGATACAGAAATTGTACGTCATGGCGGAGAGGCATCGTCGAGCTGATATGGCGAACGCCTCGGCACCCGCGCCGGCAGCAGGCGGCCATCACATCGACTCGCGCAAATGCGGGCCGTCGCGTAAACTTTCCATGGCAACGCCCCCAAAACCGCGGGAACGCCCATGCGCCGTGACAACTCAGTCCCAGACCGCGAGGACCTCTGGCTCGCACTCCACCTCCAGGGGACCCCGACCACGGCGATCGCCAGCCGCTATCGTGTCAGCCGGCGCGCCGTGCAGCTCGGCATCCAGCGCGCCAAATTACGCATGCTCGGCAACGCCATCGCTGGTCGCCAGCCGCGGCCTCCCGTCTTAATCCCTCTGTTCCCGATCGCGGCGTTCACGCCGGCCTCGACGTGCCCCCATCACGGGCCGATTCAGGTGGGGTCGCCGTTCTGCTGCATGGTGTGCAATAAATCGGGGATGGACGACCATCCAGCCCTGAAGCGCGATCCCCGGACCGACCCCAAACCCGAGCCGAAGCCGCCACAGCCGCCACCCCGGAACAAGCCAACGCGGCGCCAACGGCGCGCCGGCCGGCAGAGCTAGCGCACGGAAAGAGCCATTACCGTGCGCTAGCCAGCTAACTCATCTTGCTCATCCTTCCAGACTCCGGGATCCCCTCTGGAAGTGTACAAACGAATACAGTATGGCCCCCGCTCCGGTCCATCGAGGACAGGGTGGACAGGGTGGACATCGGATCACACGATCCGGATCGCGACCCAGCATCCCATCTCCGGATCCCGTGGAACGTCCCCGCCCGCTGGCCTCGGGCCGGGCGGATAGAGCACCACTTCGACCCGGTTGCCGCACACCAGCCACCGCGGCTGCCGAGCTCTTTCCCGCGGATCCACGATCCGCATTGTGACGGCCCGCGGCATGCACCGACCCGGCCAGGCCCGGCTCATGAGTCCTCCCCAAGCTGTCGGGCGATGTCGCCGGCATCGTCCCGTCGCGCGTCGTCGTACCGCAGCAGCGTCTCCAGCTTGGCGTGCCGGCTGAACCGCTGCACCTTTCGCACGTCGCCGCCCGAGAGATCCAGGGCCCGAGTGATCCCCTGGTGCCGTAATCCGTGGGGGCGAGCCCCGTGGGTCACCTTGCACACCCGGCCCCATCGTCGCACCAGACGCCAAATGGAGGCGCCTGTCAGGCGAGTGCATCCCCCTTCGCGGGCACGATCCAACCGGCTGAACAGAGGGCCAGGCTCGTCGCCACGCAACAGCAGCCACTCCGCCAGCGCCGCGCGGGCGGCCAGGTTCAACGTCACTTTAATTTTCTCGCTCTGGCCCTTGCCCACGATCCAGACCGCGCCAGGGGCGGGCTCCCACGACACGTCCTCGACGTCCAGGCCGGATACCTCGCCCCGGCGCAGTCCCAGGTCGTGAAGGAGTCGGATGATCGCCAGGTCTCGCTTCGCCGCCCAGCTCCCCTCTAAGGCTCGAGACCTCACCGCCGCGACGATGCGACGCCACCCATCCAGACCAGGCCCCCGGGTGTCTCGGTAGGGCACCGATTTGGGTTGCTCCACCTCCAGTGTCCAGGTGATCCGGCCAATCTGGCGCGCCACCTTCACCATCGATCGAAGGGCGCTGAGACGCCGTCCGATCGTCGCCGGCGAGAGGCCGCGCTGCACCATCGCCGCTCGGTACGCCAAACCGATCGCGTGAGCCGCCCCCGGCGACCCCGCCAAGAGCCGGTTCACCGCAACGCCAGGCGTGGGGGCGCCGACGAATCGCGCGAACTCATTCAAGTCCCTCGCGTACGCTCGGAGCGTCTCCGGCTTGCGCCCAGCCAACCACGCCGCGATCACGTCCGCCGTCTCCGGCACGACCACAGACGGCGGCCCGGCGCCTGGATCCGCCCCCGCATCTTCCGGCCGACGTGCCAAGGCGCCGGAGGTCGAGCTCGCTGCATCGGTCATGGTGCAAACCCTCGGCTCGAACGCTGCCCGGTGTAACTCTAAGACACCTCCGCCCGAGGTGCCAATTCCCAGAGAGCCCTCCCCTGCCCCGCGTCGCGGGGCAGGGCAGCAAAACTCATACTTTCGCTACGCCGCAAATTTTCACGCTCAAAAATTACGCAGCTTCTCCAGGCTCACTCACAATGCGCTTGCCGCGAAGCGATATGACGTAGGGACGCAGTGGGCCGTCGATCAACATCTCGACGACCTCGCAGGGAAGCATGTTCTCCATGTTCGCGGCGCTGCGCAGGCGCCGCACAACATCTTCAGAAAGGCTCAGAGTAATCCTCAGCTTTCGCGTGTCCTTCTTGCGCCGATTGCGCGGCGGCGTCTGCTCCTCGGCGCTCGCGTCGAGCGGCGGCGTCTGTTCCTCGGCGCTCGCGTCGAGCGGCGGCGTCTGCTCCATTTTGCGCCTGGACATGTGCACCTCCGAACCGGTGGATCGTCGCGACACACCCGCGGTCGCGACGATCAGCGCGGGCGCGCCAACGACAGCGGCGCGCCCGCGCTTCTGGTATCGGCTATGAGTGATGCTGGCCAAAGTCGTTCTGCATCCTCCGTTCAAGCCGTGCCTGCTCGTCCCGCACCGCGGCGAGGACCTCGGGGTAGATGAGCTGCAAACGCATGAGCAGCCGCGGCAGGCTCGCCGACCGATAGCCGTCGGCCATCAGAAGGTGCAACCCGGCCAGGGCCCCCGACACGAACGCCAGATGCAGCGACTCTCGCTGCGCCCGACCTGCCCCCGCGGGCACGACCTGGTGCTCGAACTCACGCCATTCACGGTCGATCGCTCGATCAGGCATGGGTGCCCCTCCCATTGCGCCTGCGCCTCCTGGCCTCGCGCCTCTTCGTCTCCTGGCTCATCCCCAGATCGTCTCCCAGAGCCTCGCTCAGTTCTCGGCCTGACGGAGCCTTGAAGCCGTGCATCCACGCGCTGGTCTTGAGGGCACGCACGATCGCGATGCGCCGGGCCAGTTCTTCTGCTGACAGGTCAGTCATGGCTCACCTCGCTGTGCCGCGAGAAAAGGGGCCGAGGGATTGGCCGCGTCGAAAGACTCCAGGTGGTGCACGGAGACGCGCCCGGTGCGGGCGTGGATGCTCACCAGCCTCCGCTCGCCCTCCAGGGGAGGAGCCATGGACGGCCGGCCAGGAGTGCCGGAGGGCATCGGCAGATAGGGCGGGCCCGACGCGGCAGGCGCGGCGATCGCCCCCCTCTCACAGACCCACAGGTGCACGAATGCCGCGGCCATCGGCAGGCTCGCCGGCGTGCTGTAGAGCATCTGCTGGACCAGCGAGCCATCCGGGTTCACCAGCAGCTCGACGACCCCCGTGTAGGGATCCAACAGGCAGCGCGAGCGCTCCCGCGAGGTGGCCCAGGTGGTGCAGTCGATGACCACGCCTGCGGGCAGCCCCTCGGCCAAGGCCGAGGGCACGGGTGCCGGCCGCCGGCGGATCACGTAGGGCACCGCCGTCACGCCCCCGGCGAGCGCCGCGTCCCAGACCTCGGACTCCCATTCCATCGCATCGTCCACGGCACCGTTGAGGTCGTTGTCGATCCCGTCAAAGCCGTCGTCGGTGTAGCCATCGCCGTCGTCGTCGCGGCCGTTGACAAGAAACAGGAACTCAACCGGCCCCTGCCCGCGGTCCAGAATCGAGGGCGTGCCCGGCGGCCCGGCGTTGACGAACATCTCGACGTTGCCCGCCGCCGGCCCGATCGCCATGGGGCCGACCACGGTGTACTGACGCCCGCCGCCATTGATCCGAACCCGCTCGCCGACGCGGACGTTCCACCACCACGACGTGGGTGCGGCGGACAGGCCCCGGGCGTCGCGGGGCGCCTGCTCCAGCAGCAGGCACGGAAAGGGGAGCGCATAGCCTGAAGGCGGACCGGAAACGATCGAGACCAGTCCCTCGGCGTAATCCGCCGCTGGTGCCATGACCACCCACGAGCCCAGCGCCAGAGGTGCGGACGGATCCAGCCTCCCATCCGTCAGCCGAACCAGAGGGATGCTCGGGTCCGGCAGCAGCCGAATCCCCGCCGGATTCCCCGTCAACGCCGCTCGATCCCGCGCCGCGACCAATGCCGCCTGCAACCGGCTCACGGCCCCCACCACTTGCCACTCCCCCAGGCTCGTGACCACCGTGGGGATCACCACAATCGAGACCAGCGCGACGATCACGATGACCACCAGTAGCTCCACCAGCGTGAAACCGCGCCCCTGCCGGCGCGACCGGATTCGCCACCTCATCCACATCCACTGGCGCCAGCCGTCGGCCAGGTAGAGGCACACCCACAGCCGCCGATGTCTTACCCACGGGTACTCCACCACCACAGCAGTGACGCGATGCGCACCACGCACGCGACGATCCCCACCCCCAGCATGTAGACCCGGATCTCCCTGAAGGCCCCCATTCACCCACCCCCATGCATGAGTCCACCACATCGCCAATGTTGCCAAAAAACAACTCATCTCCGACTTCTCCTTCTTGTTAGAAGAAAACAACCGTCTACACCGTCTACGCGCTGCGGCAAGACATGATAGGTGCACGACTTAAGACGCGAGAGAACGACCTTCCCAACCGTCTACAGACCGTCTCTCGACCGTCTCGACCGTCTCTCCGTTCACCCCCAACCGCCTCGCACCGCCTCGGCCAAGAACCCAACCGTCTACGCTCCCATTGGAATGCATCGCACTGGTACGCAACGATTTGCGCATCTCCGAATTCTTTCCGTAGACGGTGTAGACGGTTCGAATGGGAAATTCTCTGAGACCTAGTAGGGTGCCTGAGACTCAGGGCTCTCCGGACCCCACGAGATCGCGAACAACCGTTCCGGCACACCGTGGCCGCGCCGGCTCTGATGGTCCGGGAACTGGACCTCAATCCCCACCGACCGAAGGGCCGGCGCCAACCTCCGGAGCTGGCTCGACAGCCCGCGCGGCGTCTTTGGCCAGCCAGCCTGATCCCGCGTCGCCGCCGGGACCCGATTCCGCAAGGTCTCGAGCAACTCGAGGCAGGTCCCTTGCCAGAAGCCCCCAGGCCCCTGCATCACCTGGAGCGCGACCGCGACCGGGCTCTCCTCCAATACCGCCGCCGTGGCCTGCTCTCGGTTCGAGCGCACGATCCGGCTGAACTCCCCAGGACGGTCGCCCAGGTGCAGGCTCATCGCTTCGCCCCAGCGCTCGAAGTCCGCCATCCGGGCCTTGCCCGCCAGCTCCACCAACGGCAGCCTGGCCACGGCCCCGACGGCGATGTCCAGCAGCGCGCCGAGTATCCGCGGATGGGCGCGCTCGAACGCCCGCCAAATCTCCCGCTCATCCTTCCGCCGGGAATCACTGATCGATGGCAAGCTCACCAGCAGCGCCCGGCTCAGCAGATCCGCCCGGTGCGCGAACTCCTCGATCCCGTTCAAGATCAGCGGCCGGTTCACGTCAAAGATCTGGGCCGCGTCGTCGGTGTAGTTCCGGCGAACCACAAACCCCCCCCCGGTGGCCAGTCGCGCCAACGCGTCGCTGAACCAGGATGGCAGCCGCGAGATGTTGTCGAACGTGATCACCCACGTCGTGTTGGCGATCACCATCAGATCCCGCACACTCTCCGGCTGGCTGCCCAGCAGCGGCCGGCACGGGTCGATGCAATGCTTCAACAACCTGGTCGTTGTCGACTTGGCTGACCCCTGCTCGCCCGTGATGACCAACACCGGATAGGGACCCAGCGGCTGAAGCCAGTACGTCAGCGCCGCGGTGAGCAGCCGCCGGATCTCCGGCGATTCCACGTTCACGATCGACCAGAGCTCCTCGAGGTCATGTCCAGGTTGCGGATCAGGCAGCTCCGCAATCCCCGGCGGACGCCGGAAATGCACTGGCGGATTGTCCACTCGCCGCCAGCCCAAGGGCGACACCGCCACGGCCCGTCCGCCACGGCCCAGGTCCAGATAGAACTCAGGCGAGCCGCGGGGCCCCTCCGGGTCGGGCGCAACCCGGAGGTACGTCTCTGCCACCGGCGCACCAAAACAGGCCCTGGCCGCGAGGATCTCCTGCACGGTCCGGATCGCATCCGCGGGCGGCGGTGCCTTTCGGTCTTGCCAGTACGCATAGGCCAGCCACCGGCGCACGGCCTCGGAATCAGCGCGGTAATGCTCCACGTGTCCGTTCACGGGTATGGAGACATAGGGATCGCCACCCGGAGTCGCGAACAGACGCACCTGCTCGGCCACGCGCATCAGCGTCTGCGTGTGCGTCTCGACCTCTTTGGCCAGGGCCTGGTCGTGGGCCCGGGTCTCAAACGCGGGCATCTGCCAGGGCCGGTCGAATGCCAGCACCTTGAAGAAATCGAACTGCTCGCACCACGCCGCCAGCGTGGCATGCTCCGAGTGCAGGCCCGGCAACGTCCAGTACCGCACCTGCTCCGCCTTGGCCTTGCGACAGGCCGCCGCGACCTCCTCAGCCTCCAGCGACCCCGCGTCGCTGTCCGGTGCGCAGACGATCACCCGCTTCCCACGCATCTGCCGACGCGGCGCATGATAGGCGGCGACGTTCAGGCCGATGGGGCCCATCCTGGCGAGTGTGTTCGCGTCCTGGGACGTGGGCACCAAGAAGAGCCAGTCCTCCAGCTCGGACTCCAGCTTGAGGATCTCCGCGGTGGCAACCCCGTCCTCGCGCCCCTCGCGCCCCTCGCGGCAAGTAGGTCTCATCGTCATGTCCCACTCCTCACGCCCTGGGCGCGCGCGCGGGCCACCTCGTACGCCCTCATGGCCGCTTGGACCTGCGCCGGACTCCACTCCACCAGACGACTGGGCCACTCCCGCTGCCTCGCGTACTGCTTGAACCACTCCAGCTCCCCGGCCGTGCACGCCCAGTCGTATAACTGCCGGCCCGTCTCCTCCGCCGGCCGCTCGTCCCTCTCCGGGGACCGCCGCCCTCCGGCCGCGGTACCAGAGACGCCCCCGTTCTGCGCAACCGCAGAGGCCGGCCGTCGCGCCTGTGCCGTGGACCTGGCCTGCTCCACCTCCAGGCCGTCGTCGTCCTCAGCCGCCAGCGACAGGATCGCCAGGAGTGCATACCGCCGCACGTACGTGATCGCCGACCCCAGCGCCCGCGGATCACCCCACGGAGCCACGATCGGAATCTCGCTGGCGATCCACTGCCCCGAGCGGTGCATCAGTTGCGTCCGCAGCCGGCAGAAGTGCTGCAACTTCTGCCAATCCGGGCCGCCCGGCTCCTGCGCCGGCACAAACGTCTGCACCACGGCCAAACCCGCCGTGTGCAAAGCGGGCCGAATCGCCGCATGCACCGTCGCCAAATCGGCATAATGATACACATATTTGCCAGCGTCGGCCTCGGAGCGCTTGACCACCGCCCCGACCTCGGCCTGAAACTTCACCAGCGCCTCCGCGATCTGGTCGATCTGCTCGCTGCTGTACATCGCGTGCTCCTTCGGCGACAATCGCCGCGTCTGGTTGATGACGGATCGTTGACCTGACACACGCCTCCCGAACGGCCCGGGCCGACCCGTTCAGCGGCATTCGGCCCGGGCCGTTCTCTTACTGGCTCTCAGACCGCCGATTCGGTCTGAACTGCCAGAACGGCATGGCGCTGCTCACCGTCCGCTTCGCGCGGAGCCGTTGCATCGCCGCGGCGATCCGCTGGCGACGGGCACGCAACGTGCGCATCCGCTTGAACGTCTCGCCCGCCTCGTCAAATCGCCTCTCCGCGATCTGGTCGATCATGCGTGTGACCAGGCCCCGGCCGATTCGGCCCCATCCCTCGTGCAGCCGCTCCAGCCGTTGCATCGCAAAGAACGCCCGCGCGGGCCGCTCCTTGGCACCGTCACACATCGAGGATCCTCCCCAGGGCCTGACGCGCCCGCTCCAGAACCTCGGCCACGTCGGCGCACTGTTGGTGCATCACGTCCAGTGCGCGGTGCCAGGCCATCGCCTCGTCACCCAACCGCTCCACCAGGTGCAACGCCCGATTGCTGATCGCCCGGTGCTGCACCTTCATCGCATCGAGCCGACTGTGAACCCACGACAGGTCGTCCATCGCCCTCCAGGCCGTCTCCGCCTCCCTGGGTGCGTCTGGTCCGTTCATCGATCCACCTCCTCGCCATCGCCCTCACTCTGGCTCGGAGTCGGCGTCGCCAGCGGCCGTTGCCGTCGCGCTCGCTCGAGCACCTCGAGCCGCTCCTCGAACGTCTCGGGATCCGGCGCCCCGAGGAACAGGGCCAACCGGGCCAGCTCCTCGAGTTTCGAGGCCAGCCACTTCGCGGTCGGCCCAGGCCGCAACCGCATGAAGTACGCCTCGAGATCGATCTCGCGCACGAACATGGGCCGATCATCCAGGTCGGCCGGCCACGGTTGACTGGCCGCCCAGTGCCGGTCGTCCCGCGACGGTTCGAAGTACGTCTCGATGCGCCAGACGCCGCGGCATCGCCCGCTGGTGCGGTGCCGACGTCGCCGCGGCCCCGTCGCCGGCGGCGCATCCGCCCCCTCGCGGTTGGTTCTCGTTGCCGTCGCCGTCGCCGGCGGCACATCCGCCGCCGATTCGCGCGCGTCCTCGGCGCGCACTGCGGCCGCATCCCCTCCGGGATCGGCCCCACACATCCGCGCGTCGCGGCTCTCACGCTCGCGGCGCGCACGGGGCGATCGCCCCGCCCATGCGGGTGTACTCATCTGTCAGTCACCGGTTTGATTGCCTCGCCCGTCCGATCCGGCCAAGGAACGGCACGCGCGAAGCGGTCACGCCGCGGCCCCTGCCGCGGTCATCCTGGAGCCTAATCAGCGCGTCGCCCGTGTCAAGAGGCTGGTGGCTGCGCGCGCAAAAAACCCCCGTGGAGGCGTTCTTGAGATTGGCCGGATCACCTCCACGGGGGCCAAAGCAAGGCTCACCCCGATCCATCGCTCCTAGTGTACAGGATGTCTCCTGACGTTTGAAGCTCGGGATCGAGGTCTAGGGGAGGACCCTCGCGGGACCTCCCCAGGGCGCCTTGCGGGAGTCGAACCCGCATCGATCACCGTGAGGCGCCACCAGAACCAGATCGACCAGCGAATGGAGCGGAAGGGGATCGAACCCTCAACCTCAGCATTGCGAACGGTGGGAGGGAATTCGGGGATATGCGGTCGCGCTGACAAAAATCGACGCTCCGACTCGGGATGGGTGGGTCGGATCGGCTCGCGGAGGGCCTAGAAATGAGAGGGAGGAGAAATGTTTATGAGCGCGACCGACGCGATGCCATTTGACGAGTTCCGTCGTCGTATCCACGCGGTCTATGCGGGGCCGGCGCATTCTCCCCGCACCGCCTACCAGATGGACCATGTGCTGGCCTTGGTCCAAAGACTTGGGTGCACGTCAATCGCCGACGTCACCACTGAGCTGGCCGCCAAGTACGTCGCGTGGCGCTGTGAAAGTGTCTGTGCCACGACGGTCCTTGGCGAGCTGTGTTATTTAAGGTCTGCTGTCAACTACGCAATCGAGGAAGGTTGGATCGATCGCAAGCCTCAGTGGCACCGGGTGCGTCCCAGAGCCGGCCCACGGCGGAAGAAGGTGCTCCATTCCATTGGTGACATCGCCAGGGTACTCGCTCTTCTCAAATCCCGGTCAGCGGAGTGGACATGGAACCGGTTGTACGCCCTGGTCGGAGTGGTCGCATATACCGGTCTGCGGCGCGATGAAGCGTTACATTTGCAGGTGGCCGATGTCCACCTGTCCGACCGACTCATCCTGGTGGTTGCTCGAAGAAGGTTGAAAACGCAAGCCTCAGCCGCACCGGTCCCCATCTGCTCACCTTTGCGGGCCATTCTGGCGCAGTGGATTCCGCGTGTCGGTAGTCCCTGGTTATTCCCAGGGGTTCGCCGGACCGGGCCCTGGATCGGCGGCAGCGACGGTACTCGACCGACCGACCGTGTGAGAGCAGTCGGCGCCGAGTTGGGGATTGACGGTCTGACGTTGCAATCGTTGCGGCACACGTTCGCGACATGGTCGCGGCGGCGCTGGGGGCTGAGCGCCCTGCAATTACGCGATGTGCTCCGGCATACGACCGAGCACACCCAGGAGCACTACGTCCATGGCGAACTGGACTTCGAGGAGCTGATCCGATCGGTGAGGAAGGTCCGGTACCACGAATCCGCGGGGCGCGCGCAAACACGGCCGTCTGCCGTGACAGGACGGCCGTGCAGGGTGAGGGGTGCTAGCAACGACCTCACCGGGCCGGGGTGCTAGCAACAGCCGACCCGAGGGGATTTTACCATCGAGACGACAGAGGTCTATCCTGAGTGCCTTGCGCGGAGGTCGGAGAGTTGGAGCACGGTGGACTGCTGCTCGCCGGCGAAGTGCCAGGCGACCGCGACGACGCGGGGGTAGGCGGGCCCCTCGCCCTGATCGTTGGCGGCGTTGCCGCGGAGCGAGGCCTCGCGGCCGCGGATCACGCTGATGCGGTCGCCGACCTCGTAGGCGTTGGTCAGGAAGGGGAGCGTGACGGAGCCGGCCAGGGGCGGCATCTCGTGGGTAGCGCGGAGTTGCCTGGCGTGGGCGAGGGCCTTGTCGGTGTCGTCGCGGACGACGATGTCCTCGTTGGTTTGGTTGAAGAACGAATGCGCGGCGACGGTGTGGAGCTGGAAATGGTCGCGCGCGTCGACGCGGCGAATGCGTGGGAATTTGGTGGGGCTGGCGACGCGGGCGGGGGCGTAGGCGGGCACGGCCAGGTCGTCGTCGATGACGGTGGTCAGGCAGAGCACGAACCGGGTATTTGCTCCCGACGGGTTGGCCTGGCTGGTGATGCCGCGCAGGATCTTGGAATGTTCCTGGGGGTCGGGGCCGGTGTACTCGCCGATCGGCCAGGCCTCGGGGTCCTCGCAGGTGACCAGGATGCCCAGGCGATCGGTAAGGAGGCGCCAGCCGCCGTCGATGGGCTGCCAGTGTCCGGAGCCGTCCCAGACGGCGGGCGTGGGTCCGGCGTAGTCGCGGGAGAAGTGCAGGCAGGCGCGGTAGGGCGTGCCCTTGCTGTCCGCGGACAGGAGTGTGTGCGAGCCGGGCCGGACGCGCTTGACGTAGCTGGGTGTGCCGTCGTCCTTGGGCTTGAAGACGGCCGAGAGGTCGAGGGCGGTGGTGACCCAGGAGCCGTCCCAGTGTCCCTCGCCCGCCTCGTCGGCGACATACAGGCGGTACTTGTCGCGGACCTCGGCCGAGGCCAGTCGCAGGTTCGCGGCCTTGAACGCCTGGCGGTTGGCGGCGGTTTCGTCGCCGGCGGCTGGAATGAAGCCGGGGGCCAGGACGATCGAGCACTCAACTCGGCGCAGGGCGGTCTCGAGCGAAAAGCTGTTGACGACGGCGTTCAGGTCGCGTGCGAGATGGAGCTGGGAAACAGTGTTCCGCGCCGGGTCGATCATGGAGCCGGCTTTGTCGAGCCAGAGGACCTTGGCGGCGGTGGACTCGCCGTTGTCGACGCGGTAGAGGTCGGCGAAGGTTACCGGATGGCCGGCGTCGTCGGTACGGGTGACGAAGGCGAAGCCGAAGCCGGCATATCCGGCCAGCTCGGCGACGGCGTCGGGCCAGGGCTTGTTGCTGGCGTCGTAGTCGCGGACGGTGATGTCGGCGGCGTCGTAGGTTGAGGGGTCGGCTGGGTCGATCATCCCCGCGCCCGGCTTGGGCGACCGGACCTTCAGCAGGGCGTCGAGGTCGCCGAAGTCCGGGTTTCTGACGTACTGCTCGGTATTGAGGGCCAGGAGGTAGCGGATCGCGCCCGAGAGTGTCCAGGCCGTGCGCGGGTCGGGCGAGCGGGTGAGTTGCTCGTCCGTGAAGACCGGGTACCGCTTGGCCGGGTCAGACTGGTTGACGTCGTGGCCGGCGGGCGTGCAGTTCGGGCGGCCGTCGGGGTTGAACCGGCAGGGCAGATCGACTGAGACCGGCTCGGCGGCGTCGTAGTCGTCGGCGGGCCGCATGAGGCGGCCGATCACGGGCTGGTCGAAGCAGCGGGCGGCGATGCCGACGGCGGTGAAGCTGACGACCTGGTCGTCGGGCCCGAGGTCGACCTGAGGCACCTGGGCGAAGCCGTCGAAGAGGACGCGGCGCTCGCCGTGTGGCGTCCAGCTCAGGACCACGATCCGCTCGTCGGGGCGGACGACGGCCGCGGGCGCCGTGGCGCCCGGGCACCACAAGTGTTCGAACTGGGTCGGGAAGCCGTTCGCCTCGGCGATGACGTCGAGCAGGTAGTGAAACTGGGCGACGGGGGGGTGCGGGCCCTCGGTGTACTGGATGTGGTCGCAGGCGACATTGGCAAGGATCTCGAAGCGGTTGTCGTCTCTGTCCGGACCATCGTGGTAGCGGCAGACGACGAGCGGGGACGCGTCCTCGCCGAGCGTCGACGCGGGCGGGTCCAGATCGAACGAGGGTGAGCTGGGCATGGCGATAGGTGGTAGGCGGTAGGCAGTCGCTTCGCGGACAACCAGGCTGGCCGCGAGGCCTGCGTCTTCACTGCTTGCCGCCTACTACTCCGAGATGATGAACGTCTGGTATCCGCCGGCCGCCAGGAACGGGCAGTTCGCGGCGGTGAGGGTGTAGCGCAGGTAGAGCGGGTCGCACGAGTATGCGTCGAGCCGCAGCGAGAAGGGCGGCCCCCCCGCGCTGGAGCACTCCTGCGACAGGCCCGAGGGACACTCGCCGCTGAGGAAGTAGGTCACGCGGAACTGGACGATCCCGGCCGGGCACGCCAGGCTGAACACCAGCCCGTGCACGCAGGCCGAGGCCCACTGGCCGGGCGGGGTGAAGGTCAGGGTCGCCGAGCCGTCGCCGAGGATCGGGTTGACCCACGAGACGGCCAGGTTCGTCTGGGGGATCGCGCAGGGCCAGCAGGCCAGCGAGGGCGAGCCTCCGCCAAGCTCGGCGACCCAGCGTCCGCTGACGCTCGAGGCTGTCAGCAAGTCGCCGACGGCGGGGACGCGGGAGCCGATCACGAGGACCGGGATCGAGCGCGAGGTATCGACGCTGAAGGCGGGCGTGGCGCCCTCGTCCTCGCCGCCGCCGATCGCCGCGGGGTGGCCGAGGAAGACCCGGTTGGCGGCCGCGGGCATGGCGCCGCCGTCGTGGATCTGCACGAGCTGGCGGGGCGTGCGCCTGGCCTGGGCGTCGGCCGTCGCATCGATCTCGCCGGGGTCGAACGCGAGCTGGCGGGCCCGCTCGATCCGCAGCCGGTCGTCGTGGGCGTCAGCCGTCATACCGGAAGGTCCAGCGGCCGCCGGTGCCGTGGCAGAGCACGTAGGTGCCGACGCTCGGCACCTTGGTGCCCAGGTTGCAGGCATGGAAGATGCGCGAGGTATCGACGCTGAAGGCGGGTGTGGCGCCCTCGTCCTCGCCGCCGTCGATCGCCACGGGGTGGCAGGCGTAGAACCGGACGGCCGACGTGGGATAGGTGTCGACCGTGGTGGTGACGGCCAGCACGGCGGCCGAGCCGTCCTCAGGGGCGTCGCCGCGGCGGTCGAGGTCGGCCAGGGCGTCAGCCTGGCGCTGGCGGAGGATCCGCGACTCGTCCATCAGGCGGAGCCCTTAAACAGCCCCAAAGCCACGAGCGTGGCCCGGATCTCGTTGAGCAAGGTGACGATCGCATCCGCCTGGGCGGCCGTCGCGAAGCCGTAGGGCGACACATTCGTCGCCGCGGTGGTGTCGACCGACGCCTGGGCCGACCCGGCCCGCTGGGCGATCGGCGTGGCGCCGTAGAAGGCCAGCTTCTCCGCGGGCGAAGTGCCGAGCTGCGTGCCGACGACGGTCCCGAACGTGAAGTGGACGCCGTCGGCGAAGCTGCCGCAGGTTGTCGCCAGCACGCGGTCGTCAGTGATCGAGGTGATGGTCGAGGCGCCGGCGACGACGGTGGCCAGCCGGGTGTGGGCGGTCGAGGGATAGGACGCGGCCACGGTGAGCGTGCCCGAGGCGTCCAGATAGAGCACCCGGGTGGTCGAGGCGGGGATCGCCTGCGAGGCGGAGCCCGCGTAGCTGCCCACAGTCCCGTCCTGTCTGACGTAGACGCCAGGCGCGACCCGGACGTGGAGCGAGGCGGAGGGGACCTCAGCCAGGCTGACGAACAGATCGGCCAGGCCGTTGTTCCTGTCGAGCCCGTCGGCGTTGCTGTTGCACATGGTGCCCCAGTCGCGTTCGGCGGTGGCGGGCTTGGCCAGTTTGAGGTTCGTGGTGTACGTGGCCATGAGGCCCTCCGGTCGGTCAGAACAGCTTGGCCATCAGGTTCCACGAACCCGCCGAGACGTTGGTCACGATCAGCGCGTAATGCGACGCGCCCAGCAGGTCGACCAGGATCGGTGCGCCGCCGACGAGGAAGCGGCCCTCGCTGGTGGTGTACTTGTTCCCGGAGGAGAGCTGATGCGTCTGAGTGACCCCCATGGGCCGGCCGCCGCTCTCGTAGAGGACCACGACGAACTCGATGAGGGCCAGGGAGGTGTCGCAGTCGCCGCCGACCCAGAGGAACGCGGCGTCGCCGGTGGAGACTGGGGTGAGTGTCCCGACGTTGTAGGTCCCGATCCCGACGTCGGGAGTCGTGACGGCGGTGCGTGAGGCCGGGCTCCAGAGGTCCTTGGGCTGGCCGAAGCCGACGATCTGCGCCTTGTCGGCCGCGCCGGCGAGCTGGTAGGCCGTGACGGTGGCGCCGGGGACTGCCGTGGTGCGTGGCATCAGATGAGTCCGAGGAGGTCGACGGAGTAGAATACGCCGCTGTCCAGCGTGCCGGCCCGCGGCGCGCTGGGCGACGCCAGCCAGTGGAGGGTGACGATTCCAGTGCTCTCGTCGTAGGTGTAAGTGAGCCGCCGGCCCGCGGCGTCGCGTGCCGGGGGCTCGGGCGGGGCGACGATGGTGACTGATCCGGTAATCGCGTTGCCGAGGTTGCCGGCGCGGTCGATGGGCGCGACCGCAAAGCTCCAGACGCCGCTGGAGAGTGGACCGGAGGACCAGGAGTAGGTGCTGGCGGCCCTGCCCCAACCGCCCTGGTTCCAGCCGCCCAGGCCCCAGCCGTCGGTGAGCACGCCGTCGGGATAAGCGGCCACGTCGGCCAGGGGCCTGGAGGGGTCGATGCCGCCGCCCGGCGTGTGCTCGCCGAAGATCCGGAACGACTGCACGTCGTCGCCGCCGGTCTCGTCGAGGTAGGTCCCTCCCAGCCAGGAGAGGGTGGCCCGGTCCAGCGGCCGACCCGTCAGCGAGGCGGAGAAGTCGGTATCGCGCTCGGAGGCGGCGACCGCCCCGATGTCGACGCGCACCCGTCCGTCCGGGGCCGGCAGCGATGCGGACCGGGCCTGGCCGCTCCAGGCCAGGCGCCCCGCCAGGTAGATCTGGTACCAGGTTCCCGCGGGCGCCGAGCTGCTCCAGGTGAGCGTGATCTGGCCGGCCGAGTAGACGGGCGGCGAGACGTCGGTGATGACGGACTGGTCGAATGGCATTGGCAGTGCGTCAAGTCAGGCCGTGGAACACGGCCTTATAGGGCTGGGCGTAGCCGTCGGCGGTGAATGCCAGGTCGCCGGGCTGGTACTCGCCCTTGAAGATCACGTTGGGCCACGCGGTGCCATAGGTGTCCACCAGCACGCGGGGGACGCCGTCGGCGTAGGAGAGCAGCGCGGCCTCGATGGCGCGGATCGCGAGCGGGTTGGGGGCGAGGAACAGGCCTTGGACCTCGAAGATGCGGCCCCGGCCGCCGCCGTAGATGGCCTGGGTGCCCGTGATGCCAAAGAAGCTGTTGATCTGCTCGGCTCCGGCGCGCGGGATGTGCCGGATGCGGACCGCGGCGCCGAAGATGTTCGCTCCGTCATAGCTGGCCATTAGCGGATCATCCCTCGGTCAGGATGTACTCATCGAGCGCGATGTGGGCTTCCTCGATCACCGCCTCCTCGATCGTCTCGTCCAGCTCGTAGAACGGTCGGCCCTTGGCGTGGGCCCATCCGCCCTTGTCGCGATCGGTGACCCTCTCATCCTTGTCGCGCTCGTGCTGGGTGCGGTTATCGACGGGGCTTTTGCAGTCGCGGGGCGGGTCGCCGGTGCCGTAGACCATGAGGACTTCGGCCTCGGTGATCTGCGGCTGGCCGAGCAGCGATTCGTACGAGAGCATCTGTCCGGTCTTAAAGTTGGGCTTGCCGTCCTCCTCGGGCCAGCCGTGGGCCCTCCGCTTGCGTGTGAGGTACTTGGGAGTGAGGGCAGCCCAGCGCTGGGGATTGGCGCCGCGGCTCTCCTGGGCGGCCCGTTCGAAGATCTGGCCGGCGACGACCCGGGCGAGGTCGCGGCCCAGGTTCTGATCCTTGCCCGGGCGCAGGAAGTTGAAGCCGCGGATGAACTGCTCGAGCCAGCCGACGACGTCGTCGATGTTGGATCCGGAACCGATCATCTCAGGTCCGTCCTTGCGGGCGCGGGGGCGGCGCGGAGAGGGGCGCGGGCGGCTGCTTCTTGCGGGCCTCGGCCTGGTCCTTGGTGTTGGCCTCGATGGCCTGGAGCAGCCGCAGGATTTCTTCATTCACCGTCGCATCGTCCAGACCGATGCCCGTTTTCATCAGCAGCCCGGCCTGATCGAGTTCGGGCACGCCGGAGGCAGCCGCCCGTTGGCGGGCGAGCTGCAAGGCCCGCTCGCGGACGAGCTGGTCCTCCTTGGAGCCGATCAGCCACGAGGCCATGCCGCGGAAGATGTCCTCGGGCTCGACGCGTTCGAAGCGGCGCTCGGCCAGGAGTTGATTGCGGGCCTCTTGCTTGAGGTCGGAGACTCCGGCGAACTCGGCTCCGGAGCGAAGTCGCCGCCAGGCTTCCTCGGCCTGCATCGCCGCCCGCCTGCCGCCGTCGGATTTCTCGTAGTTGTCGAGCTCGGTCTCGACGAAGTTGGCTGGCGTGTTCCTGACGTAGCCGGCGACGCGGGCGAATCCGCTATGGGCGCTGCTCGGGTCGCCTCCCCGGGACATTAGGCCGGCTATGGCCCGGAACTCCTCGTCTCGCTTGAAGTAGCCGTGCAGCATCTGGTTGACGTCCTCGCCGGCGGCCTGTCGCTCGAGGAGCCGCCGGCTGGCCGCCTTCATCTGCTCGAGCGGCGTCATGTCCTTTGTGAGTCCGAGCTCGTCTCCCTTGCCCTCGAGCATCAGGTTGCGTAGGCCCTTCGTGGCCGCCATGGCATACGTGCCCTCCTCGCCGGGCATGATCTCGGAGAAGAGGTTGAGGATCTGGGCGGCCTCGGCATCGGACGAGCCCTGGGCCATAAGGCGGGTCATCTGGGGGAGGAGTTGGGAGACGGGCGTGGCTGCGCGTTCGAGCGTCTTGAAGGCCCGGCCGAAGCGTGCGACGCCCTCGGCCGCGGAAATGGGTCCCTCGGCGAACTGGAGCACGCCGCCGGCGAGCTGCCCGGCCTCGGCGGGGTTGATGCCGCGGGCCTTGGCGAACTCGGCGACGTACTGCTGGAACGTGATGGCGTCGTCGTCGCTCATCTTGCGGTTGGGGCCTTCGAGGTAGGCCCCGCCGTAGGACTGGAACTGCTCCTGGAAGTTCTTCCATTCCTCGGGCTTGAGTTTGGCCTGCACGGCGAGGTCGGCCTGCTCGACGGTGAACTGGTCCGACAGGCTCTTGCCCTGGAGCGCAGCCACCTGGGTCAGGGCCTGCTGGAGGTCAATAAACTCCTTGGCGATCTCGCGGATGTGGTCGGCGGTCTCTTTGTACGAGGTCAGCAGCGAGTTGGCCACGTCTTTCAGGGCCTGGTAGCCCTGGTGCGTGGCCAGGCCGGCGAGGACGTCGCCCAGATCGGTCATGGCCTCGGCCGGCTTCTTCATCGCCTCGCCGGTGTCATCGGTCGCGTCCTTGAGCTTTTGCAGCGAGCGCAGGGCGTTGTCGAGGTCGAGCCGCAGCGGGATGGTCAGATCGGGCTTGCCCGTCATGCGAACAGCTCCGGAGCGAACTCGGCCGGCTCGACGGCGCGGCCTGAACGGGCAAGCATGGCCGCGGCGTCGACGGCGTCTTCGAGGGCCACGGCGTCGTGGTTGCAGCCGCCGGCGATCAGGCAGACCCTGACCCAGCGGCGTGCGGTTTTGGGTCGCGGAAGGCTCCCCTGCCGAAGACCCGCGAGAGCTTGCCGGTGGCGACGTCCATGATGCCGCGGATCATGGCCTCGCTGGCTGGGTCGCCGACGCGGTAGACGAACAGCCGCTCGAGATCGGCGTCGGCCAAATCGTAATTGCGGCGGAGCAAGAGCGCCCCCAGAGTCATGACGGCCAGGATTTGGGCCGCGGGGTCTTCGGCCCGTCCGATGGTCTCGATCAGGGGGTCAAGCTCGCCGCAGGTGAGGAACCGGCTGCGGGCGACGGCCGCGCCGCCTCGGAAGATCGGCCTGATCTCCAGGTAGGGCCTGGGCAGGACCCACTCCTCACCGTTGGCGAGCCGGACGGGGACACCCGACTCCGCATCGAATTCAGGCCGCCGCCGGTGTTTCTCGACCAGCTTACGCATCGCCGCTGCCTGCGATCAGGTATCCGAGCTTGACGCCGCCGGGCCGGTCGAGCCAGCGGTAGCGCGGCTGCCTGGAGAGCGGATGGTTGTCGGGGAAGCAGAGCGAATCTTCGGGCGAGCGGGTGGCGAAGAACTCGCCGCCCTGGTCGCGGACCCAGGCCAGGTCCGTGGACGTGGGGTCGATGCCGAGCAGCCGCTCGGCGGCCTCCACGGCGGTCTCCTTGTGGCCGTCGGACAGGGCGTCGCCGGTCCCCTGCGCGCAGGGCTTGGGGAACCGGACGGCGTCGGGCGGCGTCGCGTGGTGAATCATCGGCGGTCGGGACCTCACACGCGGGTGAAACTCAGTGGGTTAGTGCTCCCGTCGATCGAGAAGGCCCGGAACCGGGCCGTGGCCGTGCCGTAGGCGCCGAACGGGCCGCTGGCGTCCACGGTCTCGAGTGTGGCGTTTGCCAGGGCATAGACGATGTCGCCGCCACTGGCCAGATTGGCGTCCTTGTGTGTGGCGTTCAGGATGGCCGTGGTTCCTGGAGCGATAGCCATCACGGCGGCGATGTCTGCGGTGGTCACGCTGGCGGACGGCTTATTCATCAGGTTGACCAGGGCGGTGGGATAGCGGTCGGTGTCGCCGGCAAACTCCTGGAGGGAGCCCCCCTGGGCGAAGGTGACCGAGGTGACGCGGGTGATCGGAGTGGATCCGTGCGAGACGGCGGCCCAGTTGGCCTGGAGCTTGGTGGCGGCCATGGCGATGTCCTCGTGGGTGGCTCACTCGGTGGTATCGGAGGACGCCCAGCCCTCCTCCAAGTAGTGCAGCTCGATCACGGCTCTGACCTGACGCTCGGGGGGCGACGGGGGCATCCAGGTCCAGGAGCGGACGATCGTTTGCTGGGCGATGGCCAGGCCGCCGAGGCCCCGGCCGTTGAGCGCGTTGCGGGCGACGTTGAGCAGCTCCTCGGCAAGCTCGTCGCGGACCTGCTGGTCCTCGTGGCGGGAGACCAGGGTGAGCGGGATCTGGCAGCGGTAGACCAGGCCGCCGCCGGCCGCGCCGTCGAAGCCCTGGAGCAGGGTCGTCGCGCCCGGACGGATCCCGGCCGCGCGCCAGTTGCTGGCGGCGTTGCCGGTGGGGTCGTCGGGGTCGGCGATCCAGACGGCGTCGAACGCGCCGGTGGCGTTCAGGGCGTCGGCCACGGCCCTGCGGATGTCACGCTCCCTGGGCATGGCGGTGGTCTCGAGATCGGGGCGGTGCGCGACCGGAGGACGCCGTCGTCCCGGGCCGTCGCTCAGGACCTAGATGCGGAGAGAGGTTCGAAGCGGATGCCGCGGTCGCCCTCGTAGGGCTTGCGGTGGTCGTGCTTGTTGCTTTCGATGGCGCGGGGGATGCCGCCGGGGAAAGCGGCGCAGACGAAGGCGTGGCGTTCCGCCAGGGCCTGGCGGTCGAGGTGGACGCAGTCGAAGCACTGGGGAGAGATCGTCACGGCACGGGCCCCTGGAACGACGCGTAGAGCGCCATCACGTCACTCGAAAATTCTAGCCCTTCCAGCAGGCCGGCGTACACGTCGGCCACGAATTCACGGACGCTGTGGGCGGCCCTCCGGCTGACCTTGGTCGCGATGATCTGCTGCTCGGAGGTCAGCTCGGCGAGCCACAAGGTTTTGCGTTGCTCCTCGCCGAGCGAGCGATAATGCTTGGCGTGGCCGACCTCATGCCGGACGAGATGGTCACGGCTCAAGGTCGAGTAGAAGCCCGGGTTTGCGGCCAGAAAGGCCTTCGGATCGTTCCAGGCATCATGGTCCGGATTAAAGACGATGAGGTCCTCGTCGGTGTCGTAGGCGGCGATGACATTCATCCGCTCGAAGGGGTCGTCGCACATCGCCTCCAGGTGGGCCCGCGACTCGCCAAGCGGGACGGATGCGACGCCGAGGTCCGCGGCGACCTTCGCGGCCCTGCCGATCTCGGTCTTGATCGGGCCCGGCCTGCCTGGCGTCGGCGTCGCGGTCTTTCTGCTCGGGAAGTTCGCCAAAAACGCCCGCAAGCGGTCGGCGTCGGGGGGCCTGGCCTTCGGCCGCTGCGGCCCGGATGGTCCGGCTTGGATGCCGACTCTGGAGGCGATCCCCTCAGCGGCGAGCCGGGCGATTTGGGCGCGGTCCAGGCCCGCGCCCTCGAGCTTCGCGACGAGGTCCTTGCGGGCCTGGGCGACGAGCCGGTGCACAGGCGTGTGCACGGCGGCGAAGGCCGTCTCGGCGATCGCCGCGGGGACGCCGGCGGCGGTCATCTGGCCGGCCGTCAGGCCCTTGATCGCGACGACCTCGCGGAGGGTGCGAACTCGGTAAGGAGTGACGACGTCCTCCCACTCCACGACGCCCTGCCTGATGAGCCTGTAGCTGGCGGCCCCGACCGCGGCGACCTGCTGGTCGTGCGGCAGCGACTCGATCTTGGCGCGAAAGTCGGTGAACGGTTCGGGCGCCGGCTCGCCCGGCATCACGGGCGTCTGTGTGCAACGGCAGTGGCGGTGCAGCGGCAGCGGCCAGCTCCCCGACTTGACTGCGCCGTCGTACTGGGCGCAGACGCCGCAGGTGTTGACCCAGTTGACGTGGAATTGATACCAGATGGCTCCGGTCGCGTTGGTCCACCTCGCGCCGGGCTCCCCCCATTCGATCTGAGGAGCATAGCCGGACCGGTTCTTGAGGGTGACGCCGGGCATCGTCTGCTCAGTAGGGGCTGTCGCTGGAGGGCGTGAGCGTGAGGCCGTCGATCGGGCCGGGACCGGTCCCGTCGGCCGTGATCGTCACCGACGTCGTATTCGACTCCTCGCCGGCGGCGTTGAACGCCCGCACGGCGACCCCGTATCCGACGCCGTTGGAAAACCCGTCCAGGTTGACGAGGTACGGTCCCGGGGTCGAAAAGGGGACCGTCGTCGCCGGATTGGAGTAGTCGGGCGCTCCGACGCCGGTATAGACGCGGAAGCCCGTGGGCCGCTTGCCGGCCGCCGGCGGCCGACAGATCCATTGCACTCGGAGCCTGCCGCCGGCCAGGGCGGACGCCTGGAGCCCGGCCGGGGCCTCGGGCCGATTGGTGACATCCCTGTAAAAGCCGTCGATGACGACGTCGACCCGGGCGTCGAGGTTCTTCTCCTCCAGGTCGACCACCGGGTCGTAGACCCGCACTGCGAAGCGGTAGGCGCCTGGGTGGGCGATCGGCAGCGAATAGCTGAGGCCGCCGACCGAGGCGATGAATGAGGCGTAATCGATCGGGTCCGCGGACCCCGAATTGGCGTAGACCCGGTACTGGAAACTCGACAGAAAAGGCGACCAGTCGATCGCCCGGCCCGCGTCGATGGCCAGGGCGGACGCGACGACCCCGGCCCATGCGTCTGCGGCGTCGACGGCGTCGGCCGCGAACATGCTGAGGACGCTGGCGGACCATGCCGCCTCCGTGGAGGCGTCCGCGGCAAACAACGTCTTGCTGAGGAACGCCGGCTCGAGTCCTTGCGGCCGATCGGCCCCGAAGCTGACGGCGTGGACTGCCGCACGGTCCGGCGATGAGAGGCCATCACTGGCGAAACTCGCCCGAAAGAGCCACTCGGTCGCCGCGACCTGGGCGGTGTCTACGGTGAGGAGCAGGTCGTCATGGGACGTTGCGCCTCGGTCCTCCGCGCCGCCGGCTGAGTCGAGCGCGATCGTGTGCCCGACGATCCACTGGATGTCGGTGACACGTCCCCAATCGACTCCGATGTCACTGCTCGACGACGCGATATTCGCCTGGTAGCCCTGCGTGACGACGAGGGCGTGGTTGAACCCGAGACCCTGCGTGATGATCGGGCCGGTATTCGCCGCGACGGACGCGGACTGATCGACCCCGTCGCCGGTCGCCTGGTCGTGCCCGTAGGTGGAGGCGGCGCCGGCCGCCAGCTCGCGCGGCGTCCCCGCTTCGACGGCCCACGTGGACGCCCACTCACTCCACGCCTCATTCAGGGCCGCCACGTCGACGACGACGCTGGCCAGCCAGTACTTGGCCGGCTCGGCGACACCGCCACCGTCGGACCCGAAAGTCAGGGTCGTGACCCATTCGAAGGCGCCGCGGCCGACCCCGTCGCGGAACTGCCACTGATCGACGTGGAGGCCGAGAGTGTTCGTCGCCAGGCCATTGAAGTAGAGGCCAGGTCGACCCGCTTCAGCAATCGCGGCATCAATCGCCTGGCAATCGACCTGGCCGTCCACCAGAAGTGCGATGGACGTCCCGCGCATCCGCAGCGTCACGCGCCGGCCGTCGCCCAGCGTCGCCACGCCGGTGGCGAGAGTGGTCAGCGTTCCAGCGACCGTCTTTCGGAGCTTGAACACCTCCAGGAACGCATCGTAGACGGCGGAGTAATAGGTGTCGCTTGCGGGGCTGATGCGGCCGGCTGGGCCGACCCAGGCGTTGACCGGGCTGCCGACGACATTGATGTCGACCGACACCTCGTAATCGGAGGTGGTCGGTGCCGCGATGGTGTTGTAATAGACGCTGGCCTGAGAGGTGTCCGACCGAGCGGTGTTGGCGTCGGTGATGACCGCCGAACCGACATAGCTGGGATGCCGCGTCCATGAGCCGCCCGTATCAGGCGTATGGCTGGCCAGCGGTGTTCCCGCGGAATTTGTGAACGTGTCGTAATGCGACACCGGCGCCGATGTCCCGTCGTCGCAGGTCAGCCCATCGCCCGCGAGGAGCGAGACGTTGAGCTGGTAGCCCTGCACGATCAACGACGCACCGGACTGTGTCCAGCCCTGCGTGATGACGAAGGACATGCCGGGGTTCGATCGCTTAGGTAAGGGCCAGAGCGACGGTCAGGGACTGGGTGGTTGAACTACTCTTGGTCCCCAGAGAGGCGACCTTGCGGTTCAGAGCGCGGGGCCCGGCGCTGGTTCGGATGACCCATTCGTTCCAGGTGTAGTTCGCGTCGCTCGTCCCAAACGTGGACCGGAAGACGATGACGTTCGTCTTGCTGGCCAGTCCACCCGATGTGTAGGCGCCATTGCCACTGGATGAGTTCAGCGAAAAGGTGTTGCCGTCGATATACGTGATTTGCCAGATGCCATTGGCCGCCGTATTGCCCGCCACGCCGGTGATCGAGACCACGTCGTTGTTCGCGAAGCCGTGACTCGTCGCCGTGACCACGATTGGGGTGGCATTCGTGGCGTTGGTGATCGTCTTGCCGGCGCTGCTGCCGGAGTTGTCGGCGTGGACCGGGTAGGTCGCGTCCATGGCCTTGTAGCTCTTGTTGACCGCGGCCTGCAAGTCCGTCTGCGTGTACGACTCTGCCACTGTGCTGTCGCCCACGCCGATCTGGGCGTTGGCGTTGTTGAAGTACGACAGCGCCCCCGTGCCGCCGTTGCCCATCAGGCACTCGAAGAGGACCGAGGCACCGCCGTAGAGCACGAGGTTGCCGCGACGACGGAGCACACGGTCCGGCGCGTGCTCGCGGTAGAAGCGGCGCTCGCCCTCAGCCACGCCGTATTTAGCGCGATACTCGTCGATGTCGACCATCGGGTAGGTCTCGACCAAAGCCAGGACGCCCCAACCTGGCCGTTCGATCACGGGTGAGGGTGAGACGATATCCAGTGGCGCGGTCGTGATGATCGTCGTGTCAAACATGCGTGTGTTCCGGATCAGGGAGCGGGACGTCCGATTGCGGGAGTTGCAAAACCTCCTCGGCCGCCCAGTACAGGGCCCATTGGCTATCCCCCAGCGCGGCTGTACAGGCGCGGGAGAGGGAGGAGACGGTACGCACATGCCACGCGGCGACCTGGTCGGCGCCCTCGCGTTGGTCGCGCTCGCGTCGTGCGGCGAGCGTGCAGGCCGCGGCGAGGCCCCTTGCCGCGGCCTCGAAGGGGCCGGCGAGCTCGGCTTCGAGTGCGTAGCCATGGATCACGGCCCCACGGGCCACCGCGATGGCGGCGGCGCTGGGGCGGTCAGGCACCCGGTAGTAGCGCGGATCGAGAGTGTCGCGCCATAGCTCGTACGCGTGCGTCAAGAAGTCTTCGCGGGCATCGCGGAGCAAGCCCCGTAGGGATCCTGCCTGCCCGACCAGAGCGATCCTGAGTTCGTGCAGCCGTGCCACCGCGGCCTGGTAGCTTGGGCTGCGTGCCACTAGGCGAGCAGTCGGCCGTCCGTCCCGCTCCCGGCGAGCCTTTTGGGTCACACATTTCGCGGCGTGCGCAGCCGCGTCGTCCACCTTTCGACGGACCATTTCGTGGGCCCGTGCGACCCAGGGGGCGAGCCGCGCGGCCATCGCCGCGGCGGGGTCGGGATGGGTCATCAGTTACCTCACAACGCGAGTGCAAAACCAGTTGCTGTCACGTTGCTCGTTCGGCGGATTCCAACGCAGCGTCAAGCGGGCCAAGAGCTCCATGAGCTCGTCGCTCACCACCCGGAACTTGACCACGAAGTCCCCCTTGCTGTCTCGGGCCTCGGCCCCGTATCGCTGCGCCAGCACGCTGAGCACCGTGGCATAGCGGAGGTCGCGGAGGTCATGGAGATCGCCGGGAGATCGGCCGGCCACGGCGGGGTCAATGTGGAATCTCCGGTTGAGCTGGTAGCTGGCCTCCTCGATCTGGGGATCCAGCGTGGCGATCAGGAACTCGACGCCGGAGACCCCGGAGGCTGGACCCGGCGGCTGCCCGACTCCGGCATCCTGCCCGAGCCGGCGGAGAGTGATCGTGCTGCCCTCAACGGTATCGACGGCAAGCAGTTCGCCTCCGCCTTTGAAGACCGAGGATGGCTTCCTCAAATGCACAACGTGCTGCGCTCGTACGCCCGAGCCCGCGAAATCGACGTCGACCGATCTCAGTGTCCAGCGCGATGTGCTCTGAAACTCACCATCCACCCCATGAGCCAGCTTTTGCCAGTCGGGGCACAGCGTTGCGAAATCACCCGCCGCGCGGATGGCGATGTTCTCATCCGTCGCGTAGACAGTGCCGACTTTGGCAGGGGCAGCCATGTTACCTCTTGCGTGACGCTTTGTCTGAGAGCCCGAGCTCGGTTGCGACTTCGGCGATCGCCGCGTCCACCCCCTTCAGGGCGAGTTCCAGGCTCTCTCGAGTCTGTCTGGCGTGCTCGAGCAGGCTGATTTGACTCTTGCGATCGAGCCGGGGGATCTGGCCCAGCGCATCCTGGATCTGGGCGACGTGCCAGAGCTGTCGGCAGCGGCCCGCCTGGTGCAGGTCGCGGCCCGTGGCCTGGGCGATCCGCTCAATGAATGGCCATACGCCGGGAAATGTGTACATAGGGTAAATCCGCGAGAGGAAAACCGCCGGGAGGCCGAAGCCTCCCGACGGCCAGGAGCACCCACCATGCCGGATGGGGCGCGCGTGAAGATCTGTGGTCCGATCGAATCAGGCGGCGGCGAAGGCAGTCACGCCCGAGACCCAGGCGTGGTGAGCCTCGTTGTCCAGCTCGATGGCTCCCTCCATGATCATGTCGCCCTCGAAGGCATCGCCCCGCGAGCCGCGTGGTTTGTCGAACAGGGGCCGCTTCAGCCGGATGCGGACCTCGGGCAGGCTCAGGCAGATCGCCGTGCCGGACCGCAGCAGCGGCGCGGGGACGATCGACACTCCGCCCAGAAAGGGGGCCTCGAAGAGGTCGATCGGGGTGCCGAAGGCGTTGGACCCGGCGTTCACCCGCATCGCCGCCTGGCCCCAGATCGCAAGCCCGCTCAAGAAGTCGGTGGAGACGAGCAACACACTGGGATTGCCGCCGCCGTTGAAGCAGGCCTGGAGGGTGTCGCGCACCAGGTCCGACGGCTTGTAGGCCGAGGCATTGGTCGGGCTGGTCACTTTGTTCGTGGTGCACAGATTGATCAGACCGGTCATGAGCGGGCGGCTGGTCGTTGCCGAGAGGCCCACGCTCTTGCCGTAGTAGCAGGCGCTCTCGAAGTCGTCCATGACGTGCTGCATCGCCAGCATCCGGTCGCGGTCCAGCGGGGTCGCGAAGCCGCCGGCATAGCTCGTATCGGCCTGCAAGGCGCCACCGACCTGGTAGGCGTGCTGCACCGTCTGGCAATACTGGATGACCGCCTGGGGAATGCGGCTGACGCTCGTGACGTTCACCTCGGCCCCGGTGCGGGAATTACTCACCAGGTACACCGGCGTGCTGTTAGCGTGAGCGACAGCGGTTGTGCTGGCGTATCCACGGGTGACGGTTGCCGTGGTGGCGCTCGGGATCGCCGTGATGAGCATCAGCTCGTTCTCGATCTGCACGACGTCGCCGATGTCGTAGATCGAGCTGTCCGCGATCGTCATCGTCGTGCCGGCGCCGTCTGCGAACGCCGCGGTGAGTGCCGATGCGCGCGGCCGAAAGTTATCGTTCGCGATCAGGAACCTGGCCGAGCCGACGGACTGCTTCGGCAGCCGCGAGATCAGCGGCGTGCGGTTGACGAACCAGTTGATCGCCACGCCGAACACGTCGTCAGGGATCACGCCCGCATTGAACGCCGTGTATTGCGTCAGCGGGCCCCCCTCATAGAGCGGCATCTGTTACCTCCAATGCGAAGAAACCCACAATCAGTGAACGCGGGACAGGCCCCAAGCTTGAGCGCGGGACGCCATGAATTTGGTGATCTGGTCGGCCACTGACCCGGGCGGGGGCGGCTGCCTGGACGTGTCGCTACTGACCTGGGATCGGCTGCCATCGGCGCCCGCACCGCCGGTGCTCGCCGCGCGGAAGAGGCCGGCCAGGGCCTTGCTCTGGAGTCGCTCCGCGAGGTATTCGGCGGCAGGTCGGAGCGTTGCCTTGTGACGGATCACTGGCTGGCCGTCTGGTCCGCGGACGGCCTCGAGCTCTTGGGCCAGCATCGTGCGAAGGAGGCGTGAGGTCTCGGCCGGATCCTCGCTGTTGAACTGCCGCCCGGCCAGGGCGTCGGTGATGACGGCGTTCAGTTTCTCGCTCCACCAGGCCTGCTCGATCTGGGACGCCTGGGCCAGGGCTTCGGCGTGCTTCTGCTCCCACGCTTTGCGCTGCTGGGCCAGGGCTTCTTCGATCTGCCCCTTCTCGGCCAGGGCGCGGAGGCGCTCTTGCTCCTTTTGATCGAGCTGGGCCTGGACGGTCTGCTGGAACTCGCGCAACTTCGCGAGCTCGGACTGCATCGCGCCGTAGGTGTTGGTATCCATGTGGACCAGCGGTGGGCTAGGCGATGCGCCCTGAGACTGCGATGGAGTCGTTGTTGAGTCCTGATTCATCGATTGATCTCATGTACTCGGCACCGTTGCTCAGGCCGGCCTCTCGTGCCTGTTCCGCGATGCGCGATCTGACTACGAGGTACTGGGCAATCTCCGCATCGAAGGCGGCGTACGTGGCGTCATCCAGGCCCGGCAGCATCAGCCGGACCCACTTGCAGAGGAGAGCCTCCTCGACCATGGGCAGGGTCCCGGCCGCGGCGACGGCTGCCTGAAAATCGACGACCGCCGAGGCGAGCTCCTCGCCCGTGAACAGGTCGAACTGCTTCGGATACACCACCTGCACGTTGCGTAATGCAGCCTGGTCAATCCGGCCGTTTCCAGCGACGCACAGCGCGAGCTCGGCGATGTCGCGCTCAGCGTTCTCGAGCTTGTCGGCGATGTCCGCCAGCAGATCCGCGCCGTCGCTGTGATCCAGCCGCTTGGAGATGCCGCTCTGGGCCACGGTCCGACCGGTGGAGCCCATCGCACCGGCCGGTTTCGTCAGACACGCGGCCCGGTCGGCCGCGTCACGCAGGTCGGCCTTGTTCAGGCGGATCGACTCGGCCCCCTCCTTCGGGAAGGCGAGGACGTCGAATCCCTCGTAGCTGGCGACGGTACCCGAGGCGTTTTTCTTCTTGGGCAGCAGCCAGTTGGGCCCCACGGGGACGGTCCCATCCGGCTGAACGTAGTCTTCAGGGCCTTGCAGAAGCGGGTGGGCATGAGTCGTGTCGGAGAGGATCAGCTCGCTGTCGCGGTTGTAGTACTCGCGCTGAAGCTCGGCCAGCACCTCGTAGCGGGGCAGGCCGACGTTGCGGCTGCGCGGCCGGCGGCGGTCGAACAGCCGGACGATCGGAACGCGCCCGAAGGGGTGTGTCCCTCGGCGCGTCTCCGCGCCATGCTGGTCGTACCCGACCCAGCCCGCGTCATTCCAATAGCGCCAGTGCGCGAGGCCGTCTTCCTGCGGCTCTCGGATGAGGCACTCGGCATACCGATCCTGGCCGTCGAGGCGCCACCACACCATGTTCTCTGGCAAAATGTACGAAGCAACGCAGGCGTCCAGCCCGAGTCGCAGCTCGTCGGCGCGGCTTTGGACACTCTCTCCCGGCGGCACCGGTGGATGGTCCACCAGGATGTCGAGCTGGCCCAGCACCAGCATCAGGGGCGCGACCACTTGCGACATCCAGGCGTCGATCGACTGCCGGCGACCAGTCACGTTCTCCCAAAACGCTCGTAGCGCCAGTGATCCGCCAGCATCTCGGCGGATCTCCTGCTTGTAGATTTTCGACAGGTGGGCCCTGACCGCCTCGGCCACAAACGCCGGCACGGGCGTGCGAGCGCGCCGCAGCTCGTAGTCGTCATCCGTCGCCTGGCTGGCCTGGTCGGTGCCGATCGGCCGCCCGGCCTGCGGGCTGTAGGCCGCCTCGAAGTCGCTCGGATACTCGCGCTTGTGCCGGATCAGATTGCGAACCGGCAACCCCCGGCTGTCCAGGCCGTACACCGCCGTGCGATATGCCTCGCCCCCTTCCCATGAGTCCAGCAGCCATCGCCAGCGAAGCTGATGTGTCGACCACTCGACATGAGGAGCGAGCACCTGGCGTCCATCAGGTAGCGTGATTCGAGGAACCATGCTCACACCCGCCGCAGTGGCACGGCCATCGATCGGAGTCGCACCCACGACTCATCCGCGAGGTCGCCGTGATAGGACAGAGCCGCGGGCATGCCGCTGATGTGGATCAGCAGTTCGCTGGGCGCGTAGTCGTCGCCCTCGTTGTATTCGACGAGCGAGATCGTCATGAGGTTGATGATCCGGTCGGCGATCACGATGAAACTCATCAAAACACCCTCGCGGCTCGGCGGTAGCGCAACTTCGGGGCAGGTCGACGGCCCTCGGGAAACAGCAAGTGCACCCCCCCGCTGAGAGCGTCGATCAGGTCCTCGTGCGGATGCTGGGGATCCTCGGGATAATCCTGCCACTGGCCGCCCCGCCGCGCCCGGGCATACGACTTGAAGGCCGCGATGAGGCGTACGCAGCGCGGGTGCACCCGGAGGTGGACCTGGTCGTCGGCCGAGCGCACCAGGGCCTCGAGCAACCCGAGTCGGGCCGTCACGCTGCCCGGGTACTTGGGCCAGGTCTCGATGCCCTTCTCACCGCTGAGCCCGGCGCGCCGGTACTCGGCGATCACTGTCGGACCGACCGGATTGCGGGCCCCGCCGGACGCGTCGGTCGACACCCGCCTCAGACACGACCCAGCCCGGCGTTCGAGCTCGTCCAGGATGCCCACCGCGGCAGCCTCTGCCGACTGCCCTTCGCTCAAGTACTCGCCGATTACCCAAAGGTCGTCGGCACGCATCTGAAACATGACCGCCGCCGTGAACACCCCCGAGTCGACCGAGACATGCACCGGCAACGTCGGGTCGTACTCGGCGTCCACGATGTTGCGGTCATCAAACGACCCGAACCACACTCCGTCG